ATCTATATATTCATATATATATATAGATAATATTCATCTATAATAAACATTATTGTATAGAATTCAACCATACCCTATCCAATAAAAATCGCATATTACTCCATAAGCCATATCAATTGTATTTTATTTTAGTATATTATTATGAATAATAAGTGTGAAAACAAATACACTTCATATTTTAAAGGAATTCTCAAGAGACAATCTAGAAAAAAATGTAAAAAAAAGTGTAAAAAAAAAACACTTTTCATAATATGTGTATTACTAAAAAAAACGCAATGGATAACGCCATAAAAGAGTATAATAGGGTGTGTAGGAGGTTACCTTCACTACCTAAAAATGAAGGTGAATACGCAAGACTATACTCCCCGCGAAATAAAACGGGTAATTACGCCAAGTTAAATCGTAAATTAAATAAACCTAAACCCTATCATCGTTATCCATCGACACATCCTCAGGTTCCACCTATAAAACAAAATAATACATTATACGAAACTATAAATAAAAGAACGACTTCATCTCGTCCATGACTTGGTTAGTGCTAGTAATAATAATTAAACAATTTATTATCTATTATAATAATAATGTTATCAACTATATTTAATCCGGCGAGAACTAAAGAAATTATTAAAACCGTTCCGAGACAGTTTTTCTTTTTTGAACTAAATATATATATATTACTTTTATACCTATTTTTATACTATATATTAGTTGATCCGAAAGATATACATTTCGCAAACCGTCCATTGGATTATAAACCGACTCTACTAGATTATTTATATTTCACCGTGATAGTTCACGGAACGGTTGGATTTGGTGATATTGTATTAGTGTCGCCTATTGGAAAAATCTTAAAAATAGCACATTCATTAACCATAGTCGCGTTTTTTGTGTTATTTTTTTCGTAAATTTAATTTCTATAAGATATATATACCCAAATGGATTCTAAACCGGGGAGGAACGCTCATCAAGTTCAGGTGCCACCAGGGCGAAACGCGCATACGTTTATTAATGGCTTCCATTCGTCTTTCAGAAATATTTTAGTTACAAGTTCATTAGCCATTGTATTATATGGATTTTCCAATACATTCAAATTGAATAAGTCTATTGATATAATTAAAATAATTTCATTGGTTATATTTATTCTTTCATTTTTACAGGGACTTAATACTGCGGTTGGATTTTATAGATATTACAAGCTACTCGAACCCCAAAATAATTTACCCGATGAGGTTGATTTACAAATATGGTGGAATTATTTATTGATAACTGTGTTTTATTTAGTTATATTACTAATAATTATAATTTTAGCATTTATACGGAGGGGGAACCAATACTAATTATATTCCATAGTCTATTTGGGAATTGATTAATAAATTATTTATATTATATTTTTAAATTTGAAAATTATTATTTGAAAAAAATATTATTATTATTATTACACTATTATTATTATTAATTATTATTATTATGGCATCCAAAACAAAAACCCTCGTTATTTTGGAATCTGGTTCTAAAATAAAGAAAGTTCAATCGTATCTAGGCGATAAATATCTTGTCAAGGCGTGTTTTGGACATATCCGCGATCTTAAATCTAAAAGTTTAAGTGTAGAAATAGAAAATGATTATAATCCTATATATGAAATTTCCAGTGATAAAAAGGCCATTGTGAAGGAACTAAAGGATGCTTTTAAAAAATGTAAAGATGTTATTTTGGCGAGTGACTTGGACCGTGAAGGGGAAGCGATTGCCTTTCATTTAAGCGAAATTTTAAAGATTAAACCCGATAAACGCCAAAGACTTTTATTCAACGAAATTACCAAAACATCGCTTCAAAAGGCCATAACTGAACTAAAACCCCTAAATATGAATATGGTAAACGCCCAACAAGCGCGACGAATTGTTGATAGGCTTATAGGGTACTTAATTACTCCAATGCTCTGGAAACATATTCAGAATTCGTGTGAAAAGAAAATATCGTTATCGGCTGGGAGAGTTCAAAGTGTAGTATTGAAACTTATTATTGAAAACGAAGCCGAAATAAAGCAACATAAGCCGGAACACTATTTCGGACTTTCCGGTAACTTTGAACATAATATCAGGGCAAAATACGAAGAGAAATTAGACTCGGATACTGAAGTCACCGACTTTCTTCAAGATTGCCCCAATATTCAGTTCAAAATTGCCGATAATATAAAAAAGGCTTCAAGGAGCAATCCGCCTAAACCATTTATTACTTCTACACTCCAGCAAGAAGCGTCTAATAAATTTCATATGTCACCGAAACAGACCATGGCAACCGCGCAGAAACTATACGAAAAAGGGCTAATCACCTATATGCGAACCGATTCATTCAATTTTAGCCAAGAATTCCTTGAAAATTGTGAGCAATATATAAAAGACACCTATGGTGAACCGTATCACCAACTTAATAAATATGAAACTAAAAGCGAAACATCGCAAGAAGCTCATGAAGCTATTAGACCAACGGATGTTAATTTAAACGAAGCGTCATCGGTTTGTGACGATGCATATGAACAAAAACTTTATAAGCTTATATGGAAACGGTCCGTCGCGAGTCAAATGACCCAATCTAAATTTGATAATTATACATTAAAAATAGAAATGGACTTATACGAAAATTATTTCATTAGCAAATTCAATAAAACTACATTTGATGGGTTTAAGAAGGTCTACGAGTTTTTCAAAGAGCCGAATGAAGATGAAGCTGAAGAAAATAATAGTTTTCCAGTAAATATTAAAGTTGGCACGGTATTGAAATTCAATGAAATTTACGCCCAAGAAAATGTCAGCACTTCGAAGAAATCCCACTATACCGAGGCTGGTCTTATTAAACAACTTGATAAACTTGAAATAGGTCGTCCAAGCACCTATAGTTCAATGGTATCGGTGGTCCAAGACCGAAAATATGTTGAAAAGAAAAATATTGATGGGAAGGAGACGAAACTTAGTAAATATAGCATTAGTGGCGATATTAATAGCGGCGGCACCATTAATCGGTCCCATTCAACTAAAAAAATTGGTGGCGAACTTAATAAATTAGTTCCAAACGCAATTGGTTATATTGTGAATGACTTTATGAAAAAACATTTTGCGGAAATTATTGACTATACATTTACAAAAACTCTTGAACAGGAGTTAGATAAAGTCTCCAATGGACTTATTCCGTGGAATGGGGTTGTCGACACGATTTATAATTCGTTTAAAACATGTATTGATACACTAAAGGAAAAATCCAAAGACATTAATAAAAAATTGCTTGGAAATCATCCCAAAACAGGGTTGCCGATTTATACCTATGTTTCAAAATATGGTCCAGTAATTTATTATAATGAAAATTACATACCTATTAAAGACATTCAAATTGACGCTATGACTCTTCAAGAAGCCATCGCAATGGTAAAATTTCCATTGAAATTGTCGGATGATATTACCGTGAAAAAAGGGAAATATGGCTTCTATTTCAAATACAATGATAAAAACTATTCAATGGGAAATGATATTGATAGTGACGCTATTACAGTTGAAAAGTGTCACGAGATTATAAAGGAAAAGACGGCGAGTGACGGAAATATCACCTCAAACATTATTAAAAAATATGCAGATCTGACTATTATGAATGGCAAATATGGGGCCTATATTAACTATAAAAATAAGAATTATAAAATTTATGGACGAGTTGATGCTAAGGATTTGACAAAAGCCCAATGTCTCGATATAATAAAAAAGAAAAAATAATATTGTATATATTTAATATTATGACATATCTTATTTATGGTGTATTACTATTATGTCTATTGCTACCAATTTTAAATAAAAAATATTTGGTGTTGTCGGCCTTATTGTTAATACTTTTTTTCTATTATTTGCGAGTTAATTGCTCTAATACGATAATATGTAAAAATGGCCGAATTTATTTTAAATCTCGCGAAACAATTGAACGATTTAGTACTGAAAGTACCACTACAAGTAGTCCCACGTCTGTAAATTTTCCGGTTGATATAAATAAAAGGATTAACACTAAAGATGCTTTAAAAGAACATATTAAAGATTTAAAGTCAACAGTTGATAAAACTACAGTTACAGAATTTAAAGACAAATTTAAAGACAAATTTAAATTTGTCTCTAATCAAAATATTTATACTGACACACACACACATGACACTGTTGGGAAATTAATTTACCATCTTAAAGATATAGATTTTGACATATTTATTCAACTTTATAATAAAATAGGTCAAGTGCAAGGGCAAGGGAAAGATGATATAATAACTACATTAAAAAAAAAAGTTGAAACCGCATATAATACGAAAGAAAGATTAGGTATAGATGAGGAGTCAGTTGCTTCAAAAAAAATGAAATTTGTTCTTGAAATTCTAACAGAATTAGAAAAACAATATGATACTTTCCAAGCCACGACGGAGCGTTTTACATCACCCCCGCTTGATGTGTTTAAAAAGATTGAATCTTGTAAAGATTATACGGTTGATTTTGAATATTCAAAATTTGATAAAAATGCTTTTATGGACCGTACATTTGGATGCCCTGGTAATCACTATTTAAAAGGAATAAAATACAATGCCAATACAGATGATAATAAAATGACGTTAACTTCCACGTGTTGCGAATTTAATACCCCCCCCAACGAAATAGATGTCCCCGCCACACTAAAAAATAGTCAATTATTACAAGATGTAAAGTGTGAGGATGTTAATGATAATGATATTAATGCTAATGATATTGATATTAATGCTATTAATCGTTTTTCTTTTTTGACACCTACTTCTGATACTACTGGACTTAAAACTGGTATAGACTATTTAATTCTTGACAAAGACTACAAATTACTAAAACCGTCATACGATTACGATTTGGTGTCTGGAGAATTTATATTAATACCTAATAATAAACCATATAATGGTAAAAATAAAGAACAATCAAATATATTTCAATTTGAAAGCCTGACTACTTCTACTCCAACGCCAACGAACCCTACAATTTCATATAAATTAAAA